CCAGCTAACACACAAGGAGCTGGAGTTGCTTTAGGGTTTACAATAGGAGTTAATTTTTCTGCTGGAATTGCTCTTGCTATAACAAGTGGTAGTGCTGATTCAGACACTGGAGCTGTTGGAGCTGGAGATGTAATTCTTAATTTAACTTACGCATAATATGTTAACATTATTACATTGTGGACAAGGACAAAGTGGGGTAAGTGTAGCTGGATTAATTTCAGCATTTAAAATTAGAGTTGCATCTGATTCAGGAGTTTATTCAGCAGAAGCTTGTCAAACAGCAACATTAACCGCCTTAAATAATATATAATGAGTTTACTTACAAAAGCATCTTTAATTTATACACCAAATGCTGTAAAAGCAAATAAAACATATTCTATTGTTCCCAATAATGGTACTGGAGATTTAGATTTTACAAGAGCTACTGGAGCAACTCAAATAAATTCATTAGGAAATATTGAAAATGTACTAACTGGTGTTCCAAGATTAAATTATGATAGTGTTGGAGGTTGTCCTAGTTTATTGTTAGAACCACAGAGGATTAATTCAATTAGAAATAGTACAATGCAAGGTGCTGTTGTAGGTACTCCAGGAACTTTGCCTACTAATTGGGCGCAAGGTGGTGGTGGTGGTTCATTAACAACAAGAACTATAGTAGGAACAGGTATTGAAAATGGATTAACTTATATTGATATTAGGTATCAAGGTGTTAATTCTGGGCAATATAGGCTTGTAAATGAAAGTGGAGCAATTCAATCTGCTGTAGTTGGAAATAATATTACATTTTCTTCTTATATAAAATTAATATCTGGAACAGCACCTCAATTACAATTAGTAATATCTAATAGAGATTCATTAAATGCTTTTATATCTGATAATAATGGAACTCTTTTTAATTTAACAAGTACTTTAACTCGATATATTTATTCAGCTAATATTCAACAAGTAGGAACAGCTTATGCACAACCAATAATTCAATGGTCTTTTTCTGGAATTACTTATGATTTTACAATTAGAGTGGCTGGTTCTCAATTTGAATTAGGAACATATCCAACTTCTTACATCCCAACTACTACTGGAATTGTAACAAGAAATGCAGATAGTTTTGTTAAAACTGGAATTAGTTCGTTAATAGGTCAAACAGAAGGAACTTTATTTATTCAATTTTCAGCAAATACCGTAATTGACCCATCTAAGTATATTGGTCTTTCAGATGGTACTGCTAGTAATAGAGTAATTATTGGATTAGATACTTCTAATTCTTCTTTTAGACTTTATTATATGTCTTCTGCTGGAACATCTTTAAATTATACAGGAGCAAATTTAAGTATAAATACAATAAAAAAAATAGCAGTTAAATATGCTCCAAATAACTTAAAATTATATATTGATGGAATTTTAGTTTATTCATCTACTTCTGTTAATACTTTTACATCTAATAATTTGAATCAAATTGGATTAGTTAGCTCTCCCGATTTTAAAATTTATGGAATGTACTTATTTACAACATCTTTAACAGATACAGAATGTATAGCCTTAACAACATAATATTATGAAAATATCAAAATTAAAATACACAGATAAAGAAACAGCAATATCTGATTTACTAGAAAGAAATGTTTATGTAAAACAAACATTTGATGAAGAAGAAACTCTATGTTATGGAGAAGGAATACAAGCAATTGTAGAAATTGGAAAAATATGTTTAAGTATGGAAGTTGATGGAATTACCCCTATATTTGCAGATGGGTATCATTACGATGTTATGTCTGAACAAGAAATTGATTTTGGAGATAATGAGATAGTTGTAAATAACCCAAAACATAGCTTTTTAGGACATTAAAAATAAATTAAAACCAAACTACATAATGAAACCAATAATTATCACATGCCAACCTACAGATACATACTTTGTGTGGCAAAACCATTTGTATATAGAATCTTGTTTAGAACAAGGATTTAAAGAAGAACAAATACATATTCTTTTATATAATCCTAAAGGAAGAGCTTACAATACTAGCTGGGATAAATTAAAAGAATGTTATCCAAAATTAAATATATTTGTATATGAAGATAAAGGAGTTCAACAGTTTTTAGGAATTTACATTCCTATATTAAGACCTCATATTCTTTGGCAACATTTTGAAGCTTTTCCAGAACTACAAGATAGAACAATAGTATACACTGACTGTGATATTCTTTGGACAAATAACATGAATATTAATACGTTATTAGAAGATGACATAAATTATGTTAGTGATGCTAACTCTTATTTAAATTATTCATATTTTGAAAGTAAGTATAGAGATGTACTTCCTGAGAAATTAGAAGAAGCTAAATCAATAGATTTCTTAAAAGGAGTTTGTGATATAGTTGGAATTGATAAACAAGTTGTAATAGATAATAACACTAATACAGGAGGTGTACAATATATATTAAAAGATATAGATGCATCATTTTGGAAAAAAGTTGAAACAGATGTTCTTAAAATAAGAATGTATCTTCAACAAATGAATAGAAGTTATTTTAAAGATGAAAATAGTGGTATACAAAGTTGGTGCTCAGATCTCTGGGCAGTACAATTTAATCTTTGGTTCTTTAATAAAGAAAGTAAAGTGGTTAAAGAGTTAGATTTTGCATGGGCTACAGATCCAATTATAAAATTAGAAACATATCCTATTCTTCATAATGCAGGAATAGTTTCTGAAACAGGAAATGGGTATTCTGCTTTTTATAAAGGAAAATATCATATGGGTACAGATCCTACAAAAGATCCTTATTTAGATGTTATTCTTAATAATGAACACTCACAAAAGTTTTGCACATGGTTTTATACCACTAAGCTAAATGAAATAAAAAATAAATATAATTTAAATTATTAATATATATAAATGAATACTCCCACTTTAAAATCTTTAAAAGCTTATATCAGAATAGATGGATCTGGGAGAGATGTTCCTAGTAGTCTTATATATAGAAAAAATAAACCCACATTAGGTAAATGGAAAGAAATTAATTCATATGAATGTTGTATTACTCCAATAACTCCATCTACTACCACTTCAACTACTACATTATTTTTTCCAAGTGCATCACCTTGTGTGTGGTCTAGAAATATAAATGTAGTAGGGTCAATAGATGTATATGATGTTTTAACAAACACAACTACTAGTATATTAGTACCAAATGATTTTCTTACACCTACAGGAATTTCAATGCAAGCTTCTACAAATAATAAATTATGGATTGGTGATGGTTTAAATACAATTAAAGAATGGGATATATTACAAGAAACATTAAGTCTTTCGTTTGTTAGAAATATTACTGTTAGTAACTTTGCTTCTAATCAAAATCAACCAAGTGTAATTGCTGCAATAAATAATACAACTATATTATTAGGATATGAGTATAATGATACTAATCAAATATTTGTTGGTTATTGGGATATAAGTAGTCCATCTTTTACAATTTTAAATAATAATGCAATAGCTGTTAAAAATATATCTTTTACTAATACTTATGGTATAACTTTAAAAATTACTGGTATTATTTATACAAATTCAGGAAATGTAATAATTAGTTGTAGACAAAATTTCTTAACTGATGCTAGTAATGTTGGTAATTATATCACACAATATGTAGGATTACCTAGTTCTGATATTAATACAAATTGGTTAACTAACATTGGTACAATTCGTGTACAAAATACAATTGATTTTACTAGTGGTTACACTGGAAGAAAAGTATTTGATTTATTTGGATGGAATGGAATTATATATTTAGTTAATCCAGAAACTTCTAATATATATGAAGTTAATCAAAATCCACAATATGGTATTACTTTATTAAAAAGTAATTTAGGAAACTCTAATACACAAACTTTTTGGGCATCAACGGGTTGTTCAAATGTAAATTTTAAATCATTTGCTCCTAATTGTACTTCCACATCATTACCAGGATTAAGAGAAACTTTTGATGGACCATACATTGGTCCAGTTAATTTTACTTACGCAGGAATGATTGTTCAAGCTAGTAGTGTTATTTTTCAAGGTACTAAACCTGCATTAGTTTCTAATGCAACTTTTGAATGTAGCGGAGTTTCTGTAGGAAGTACACCTACTATGTTTACTTATGGAAATATAACAGGTTGTTCATTAAATACTCCAGCATTTGATTATACATTAACATTTCCAGTTCCAGTTAATAATATTCCATTTAGACTTGCACTATTAGATGGGAATGATGATTTTAGATTTACAACAAATGGTGGTACACCAACTATTACAGCTAATACAAGTTGTTATGTAGACATTATTGGAAATGAATTATATACATCTGATGCAATATTTTATGGTGCAGGAAGTGGAGAGTTTGTTATAACTGCTCCATCTAATTATACTCAAATAACAATATCAGGTACAAATTGTGGAAATGGTGGACCAATATGGTTAGGGTGTGAAAATGATCCTGTGGTAACTACATCAACAACAACACTTTTTCCAACAACCACTACTACAACAACAATAGCAGGTGTAAATACAATGTTTACATATTTTACAGGAATAACTCCATAATAAAAACAATATGAAATTAACTAATGAAATATTAAATAAAATAGATGAATTAAGAGATTTATATCCTCATGCTATATCTATTGGTTTTGGTCCTAAGATTTCAAATGGAAAAACTACTGGAGACTCAGCAATAATTTATCAATTAAAAGAAAAAAAACCTATTGCTAGTTTATCTCCAGAAGAAATAATTCCTTTAGAAATTCAAATAGGTGAAGATGTAATTAAAACTGATATAGTTGAAATCTTTGCAGTTAATTCACTTGTTTGTAATATTGGATGTGGTGAAGACAATGGTTCAAATTCTATTCCTAATAGGACTTATACAAGACCAATTAAAGGAGCTCTATCTATAACAACATCTAATCAATATCCATCAAGAGGAACAATAGCTTGTTTAGTTAAACACACTCAAAGTGGAGCTATTGTAGGTCTTACAAATAATCACGTAACTATACAAGATGCATTTTATACATCGGAAAGAAATCAAAGTGGTTTATTAAAAAATGAATACACTCCTACTAATGTTATTTATCAAAATACTGAACCAAATATACCTAACTCTACTGATATAATTGGTCAAAGTTTAAGATATGTACCAATTGTAAAATTTGGTACAGGAATAAATAAAGTGGATGGTGCAATATTTTCATTAAATGCAAACGTAATTGATTTAAACTCTTCTTGGGAACAAATTGGTTTATCATTAACACAAAATCCTCCATTTGCTACAACAGAAGAAATCAATAATTTATATTCTACAAATCCACAATTATATAGTTCAGGAAGAACAACAGGCCCAAAAGGGGGTTCCTTATGTCCATTAACTATTTATCAAGTTGGTGGAAATACATTAGTTAATTATAAATTACAAGGAGTTCCTACTCAATGTGTATTTACTAATTGCATTGTATTTGTTAAACCTGATCTAGCTACACCAACTGCTCAAGTTCCTCAATGTTTTAATCCAGTTAGACCTGGAGATTCAGGATCTTTATTACTAGCAAACATTAATGGAACTATCAAAGTGATAGGATTAAATTTTGCTGGAGGTGAAGATGCTAATGGAAATACAATATATGGATGGGCTTGTAGAATAGATGAAGTGGCAACTCAATTAGGAATTGAATGGTGGGACAATACATTACCAAAAACTGTTGTAAATCTTTCATCTATTGAATATAAAACATTAAATGGAGGAAGTTCAAATAAAACATTATATTGTGGAGGAAAAACCTATTAGCAAATAGGACTTACAACATTAAATAATCCTTGTTAAAATTAATTAATAATAAATAAAAACAAAAAAAATGACACCAAACAAACGTGACTTAAAAGCGTATTCTCGCTTTGATGGAACTGGTAGAATTGTACCAGGAAGTACTGTACTTAGACGTAATAAACCTAAAGTAGGTAAATGGATCGAAGTACAAACATATGAATGTTGTACTGATATAACATTATTTTATACTGTACCATCTCCAACAATTACTGATGTAACATTAAAACTTTTTTGCAATGATACACAAATACATTATTTATTTACACCTAGTGATTCTACTACTATTGCATCATTAGTTGCTATATTAAATGATACATTTAATGTATTAGGAGTGTTTACAAACCCTAGTGGTAATATTATTCAATTAGTAATGACTGAAACACAAAAAATAGCATTATGTCCTACAGGTACATTAACTTTTACTGTTGTAGCTGATTAAATTATAAAACAATGACAATAAATAATAGACCTTTAAAAGCATTTGTTAGATTTGATGGACAAGGGCGTTTAGTAGCAGGAAGTTTAATTCTAAGAAGAAGTAAACCTAAAGTTGGTAAATGGCAAGAAATTACAGCATATGAATGTTGTAATTATACAACTACCACTACAACTACATTACCTTTATAATTTAAAATTTAAATAACATGGTATTAAAATCACTATTTCCAGAAGAAATGATGGAATCAAAAGGAAGTTCTAGCTAAACATTAGAAACTATAGCTGGAAAGCTAACTTATTTTCATTTACAGGCACATCTCCTCCATTGGCAAACCTTTGGAGGATTTGAACACACTGCTTTAGGAGAAATGTATGAACTTTTATTCTCTTTAAAAGATGAAATTGTAGAAAAAATAATGGGTTATCAAGGTAAAAGAATTAAATCTTTTAAAATAGATCCTATAAAAGATTATTCTACAGGAGCATCTACTGTACTAGCATCTCAAATAATTGAGTTTGCTAAACAACTTGAAGAATATGGAGAGTCATCAAATATGCCTGATATAGAAAACATCAGTCAATCTCTAAGTGGTAGTATTGCACAAATAAAATATAGATTAACTTTATCATAATGCAAATAAACAGAAAACATTTTCCAAAGGTGATGCAAGATAATGATGAAATCTTTTTTGCATCACTCATTGGAGTGATTGAATCTGTTGATGAGTTATGTAGTCTAGAAATTACAAAAAATACAGATAATTATAAGTTCAGAATAGCAGCAAGTCTTCCTAAGTACAATAACATGCTTATAGAAGAAATACTTAAATTTTGTAATTTATTTCATATAAGACTTAATATGAGCAAAAGTATTAAAACAACTTCTGTAATTTCGTTTGAAATAAATTTGGATAATTAAAAAACATTATTTACTTTTACTGATTAATAATTAAAACCAATTAAATTATGGCAATTTACGACACTACTAAACGTTACACTTGGACACCTGAAGACACTTTTACATTAACAGGGCAAGACTTTGGTCTTATTCTTAACACTGTTAGAGCTTATTTATCATCAGAAGAAGCAGCACGCTTTCAATTAATGTTAAAAACTAACGAAGTGATTGAAAAATTAATGATAGCAGGTGTTGAATCTGATGTTATTAAGGAAGTGGTAGAAGAAGAAGCTTCTACAATGGAAATAGTTCAATAACTAAACATACCTGTTGGGAGACGAATAACAGGTGTTTTCAAACAAAAGCTCTTCTCTATGAGAATATATGAACCAAAAAATAGAATAGATGTTATAACACCCAAGGGAGATGGGATTATCTGGATTATTACCGAGTTTGGAACAGAAACAGACACCATCTATACAATAATAATTAATCAAACTGGAGAATTATGGCAATATTGTCATAAAGATCTTATTGTAAAACCCAATATAACATTTAAACGCTATGGCAACAATGAAAAAAGTAATTAAAAAAGCACAAGCTGGTACAGCTATTGATAAAACTGCAACAAAAAAACCTAAAGGTACTATTGTATTAAAAAATAAACCTAAAGGAACGTACATGGATGTTTTTAAAGATGCTAATACTAAAAAGGACAGTGCTGATTATAAAAGAGGGTATGATTATGGAGTAGAAAAACCTAAAAATACTTTACAAGGTATTTTTGAAAATCCTAGATGGTCTGCTGGAAATTTAGAAGGTAGAGAGGATAAACGTCCCATGAAAAAAATAAAATTAAAAAATGGTGGAAGTCTAACTGGACTTAAAGCCTCCAACAAAAGAGTTGGTTCTGTAGATCCTAAAGGAGCATTCACAGCTGTTCAAAATAAAACATTATCTGGTGCTAAAGGAAAAGCTTCTTTAACAAAGGATAAACCACTTGGAGCTACAAAGATGGCTAAATGTGGAGCTAAAATGTCTAAAAAGAAATAGTCATGGCTACAGTTAAGAAACCTATTAAGAAAGCTCAAAATGGTGGAAAAAATAAAGAATATGTAAAAAGAATGAATACTGCAGATTCTTTAACTTCATCTGGTAGAAATAAATTTGCTGATAATCTTACATTATCAATAAGTGGTTTAAAAGGATATAATTCTTTAAATAATCCATTAATGCAATCAGGCAGCAAAGATATTATTCTTGCTGATAAACTTAGAAATAAAAAACCTCTTGGTCCTACTAAATTTAAAAAAAATGGAGGTACTGTAAAAGCTAAAGATGGTAAATGGATTCAGAAAGCAATAAACCCTAAACATAAGGGATATTGCACTCCAGAAACTAAAGCTACCTGCACTCCTAAACGTAAAGCTCTTGCTAAAACACTACGTAAAATATCTAAAAATAAATAATTATGGCAAATATTACTAAAGTTCCAAATGGTCCTCTTGTTAAGAAGAAAGGCCCATTTAAAGGAAGTACATTAAAAGCTGGTGGTACAGTTAAGAAAGCAGCTAATGGTACCACCACCTCTGAAACTACTAAAAAACCTACAAATAATCCTACATATAAAAACTTAGGATTAGCTAGATCTGCAACTAATAAAGAAGAAGGTAGAGATATTAATACTCCAGCTACTAAAAAAGATAGTATTGATTACAAAAAAGGATTTGAGATGGGTAAAGCAGGTTTTAAACCTAGTCCTCTTAGAGCTAAATATGAAGGTAAAAATCAATATGAAGAAAAAGGTAGATGGGAAGGACAAAACCCTAAAAAGAAAACTGGTGGTACTATAAAAAAAGCTAAAGCTGGTACTTCTTTAAAATCTGTTCCTTCTGATAAAGTTGGTCTTGGAAAACTTCCTACACCTGTTAGAAATAAAATGGGATATAAAAAAGATGGTGGCACTATAAAAGCTAAATCTGGTGGTAAAATGAAAACTTGCAAGGGTGGCTGTTAAGAAAACAACATTTGGTGAAGCTAAGAAATCTGGAGCACCAAGAAATGCACCTAAAGTGGGAATTCCTAAGAAGGATAAACCATTTTCACAGAATAAATCTATGGATGATAAAATACGAAGAACTTCTGCTCAACAACCTATGAAGAAAAAAAGTTTAGCAAAATAAAAAAAAGCCACTATTTAAGTGGCTTTTTTATTTGTTCATAATAATCATTATTAAAATGAGGATGAAGAATTATTTCTCCTTTTGTATTATCTAACACTTTATCTGCATGGTCTAATATAACTTGATTAGTTACTTGACCTAATCCTGATATATGAAATGTATTCATGCCCCATCTATATATCATTGTATGTTTTAATTTAGATTCATATATAGTAGCATTATGTCCAAATGTAATATCAACATCTTCATCACCACTTTTATCAGGAAATTTAATTCTATTTAAATAAGTTTTAGTGTAAATGTTTCCATTATTAATGTTAGAACTTTCTTTCTTATATATATTATTCATAAAGAAATACATTCCTTCACTTCTATATATTTCAAATCCAGGATTGGTTTGTATATCTATTTTTGCATTATTTAATGCCCAAGGAGTTAATAAATCATCATCATCCAGTCTATATATGTAATCATATTTACACTGTTTATATCCCCATTCAAGTTTAGCAGCTATAGAAGGAAATCTTTCTTTATGGTTTATAATATTAACCCTGGGGTGATCATATACATAATCAACCTCAGGGTTATCATTAATTATTACCATTTCACATTCTGGAGGAAGTTCTTGTTTCAAAAATGATTCAATAGCTTCTTCAAGAAGATGTGACCTTTTATAAGTTATGGTAAGTACTGAAATCATATTTATAGTATTTCAACTATATCAAATATAGATACTAATAATACATTCATGTCTTCTCTAGGAATAACTAAAGCTTTACTTAATGCTGAAGGATCAACAAACACTTTACATCCCACAACAAGATCTGGATCTGTAATTGCTGTACCTACACTATGTACTGTAAGACTGTACATTTTTTTAATCATTTCTTTTTCTAAAGCTTCTTTTGTATTTTCATCTACAACAAGTTTGCTTTCTTCTTTCTTTGGAAGTTCCAAATAAACTCTGTTTCCTAATAATTTTCCCATTATGATCTATATTCAGTTGATTGATAAAAACGTGCACCATCTTCAGCAGATAATACTATCTCTGATTGAACAGTTTCACGTACACTTTTGTAGCCTTTAAATTTGTTAGTTTTAAGATCAATGTCTGGTTGTTGTGTAACTCTTTCATTGAAATCATCTAGAATAACAATGATAGACCCATCTTCATTGGTTAAAGATCTAATCACCTTTTCTAGGTTGAAGGAAGCTTTAAACTCCTTCTCAGCTATTGTAGCTTTGTAAATAAATTGGTTTTTCATATTAATTGTTTTTAATTATTTATTAAGGTTAATTTCATCTAATATTTGTTCATACATTTTTAATGGCATATTACCAGATTGTCTATGTACTTCCACTCCATTTTTTAAAAAAACTAGAAGAGGAACACTTTTTACACCATATTTAGCTGGAGTTTCATGATCTTTATCTATATCGATGTTAGTTATTCCTTCTACATCTTTTAATGTTTGAGCTAACACTCTACAAGGTCCGCACCAATTTGCACTGAACTTAAGTACTTCTATATTACTCATAAGTTATATTTAATTTTTAATTGTTCACGTCTTTTATTTACTTCTGGATATTTAAACATATCATTTTCAACATTAGAATGTTCTAAGAGAGACAAAATTACTATATTTTCTTCATCTAAACAAGCTTCAGGGTATTTTTCTTTTGGAAGTATATGATGGAAGTATGTAGACATAGGTTCACTACTAAGATATGCACCACTCACTTCTGATTTATGTGGTCTCTTTTTCCATATAGATAGAAAGAATTCTTTTAATGATAAAGATTTTTCAAAAGATTTTGCTGATTGTACTCCTGTAAATATTTTTACACTTCTTTTAGTTAAACCCTTACCAGATGATGATAAGGGTTTTCTAACTTTACATTTAAAACACAGTTCTGAATCTGCATTCTTTCCACATGTTTTACACTTCATTTGTATTTGTTAAAGTATTAACTATAGGATAACCTTGAGTAACTGTACCATCTGCAACAGGGATTGGATTACCATATGGAAAGTTGTTAGTTGGTGGTGTACAATCACAAGAGCTTTTCCATGGAGCATTTATCTTTCCACATCTAGAACATTCCCATGATAGAGAATTTGTAGGACTTATACATGTACACATCTTTGCTGGAAATGTACTGTTCCAAGTGTAGGGCATAGTTTTATATCCTTGACACTTGGTACACATCTGAGGAAAATCAAAATTATTCATTATTTATCCTTGTGAAATTGTCCATCTTTCATAACCCCTGTACGTTTAGAAATTACATTGTATGCACTTTCTAAACATTCTGTAAGTTTTAATCCCTGCATCTCAGCTTGAATAATGATTGTAACAAGGATATCTCCAAGAGCATCAATGATTTCATCATCATCATGTCTTGCAATAGCTACCATAAGTTCTGAACATTCTTCCATGGTTTTACCAGCTTGTGCTATTGTTGTACCATTCTCTATGATACCTTTCTGCGTAGCCCATGCTATAACAAGAGCTTCTAATTCATTGTAACTTTTCATATTATATTATTTATAAAGATTAAATGTATCTATATTAGTAAAAGTTTTAACTAAACTTCTTATAGACTCTCCACATTTTTGTGCCATATCACTTCTTACTTCAAAAGAAATATCTTCTTTTTCTTGAAACTCCCACATTTTATCAAGTATAGCACTTTGAAAAATATAAATTGAAGCTCTAAACCCTTCATCATCGAATCCAGGTTTATGTTCATGAAACTCTAATAATGTATCTTCTATTTCTACTAAAATAGGACTTAATTGTTTTCCTAATGATTGTCTCATATTTTATTTTCTAATTCTATTATACATCTTTTTAAGTAATTAGCCATATCTAAACATTCTTCATAAGAATGTTGTAACCAATCTTTAAGGTTAAGGTCAGTTCTTTCAAGTGTAGTATTATATTTTTTAATTCCTACTTGAGATCTTTGTAATAAATCATCTCTTACAGCTTCAACCACTTTATCTATCATAACTCTGTAGTAAATAAGTTAACACCTTCTTCTGGTAATTTTACCTCCTCTTCATCAATCACTTCTATTTCTTCTACAGGAATATCAGTTTGATTAATTTTAGCAATTATTTTATCTTTTAGTTCATCATAGAACTCTGGATTATCAATTACAAGTTGCTTGAATTCTTCAAGATCATATTTAGTTCCATCTACTGTCATTGTTTTACCATATTTACGTCCTAAATCAAACTCATTAAGAAGTTCCATCATTTCTGCAAGTCTATCTATACCTACACCATATACTATTTCAAACTCTGATTTTCTATATGGAGGAGACATTTTATTTTTGATAGCTTTTAACTTAGTAATATTACCATAGTTTACATCACCATCTTTAGCTAAAGTTCTAGACACTTCTATTCTTACATCACTATAGAATTTAAGAGCATGTCCTCCTTGAGTAGTAGTTGGATTACCAAACATAACACCAATCTTCTCACGATATTGACTAATCACTATTACACATACATTATGCTGTGATAAAGCTCCTTTAAGTTTTGGATAAGCATTACTGTTCAATAAAGCTTTTCTACCGATTGTAGAGTCTCCTACATCACCATCAAGCATCTTTTTAGGAATTAAAGAACTATCTGAATCAATGATTACAAGATCAATTTCTCCAGTATTAATCATTTCCATTGCAATGTTAAATCCTTCTTCACCACATGATGGTTGAGCAATTAACATTTTAGTTGTGTCCACTCCTAATTTCTTAAAATAAGATTTATCAACAGCATGTTCACCATCTATATAAAGAACAGTTCCTCCTGCTTTTTGACATTCAGCAGCAGCATGTCCACATATTGTAGATTTACCTGTACCTTCCCATCCCATTAGTTCATAGAGTTTACCTTTTACAAATCCTCCTACACCAAGAGTAATATGATCAAAACCAATACTACCTGTACTGATAACATCATAATCTCCTCCCACTTTAGAGTCTAATGCTAAAATTGATCCAACACCATAAGTTTTATTTAACTTATCCATTGCTTCTTGAAACTTGTTATTAGTTTCTTTAACCACTGCTTTTTTTGCCATTATTTAATTGTTTTAATTGTTTTAATTGTTTTTTTAGGAAAAATAAGTATTGTTAGTGAAAAATAGTTACTTTTTATCTGTTTTTAGGAAAAATAGGTTGAGGATAAAAAAACCCAAGATTTCTCTTGGGCCTTCTCAACAATTAAAAAACAGAAAAGAAATTATTTTTTTAAATCAACATTACCTTTTTCTTTCTTTGTATATGGACAATGTCTACAATGTTCTAGTCCACAACATTCACCTCTTTCTTTGAGGTATTTCTCAGTAAAATATACTCTACCCTCTTCAAGATAGTAGTCTATATTTTCTATATAATCTTTATTTCTCATTATATTTCTAAATTTCATAATGTAAATATACAAAAATTAATTAATTTTAGATGGTACTATTATAAATTCTTTTAAAAAAAGATCTATAACTTTTATCTGATTTATACAAAACATATCTGCTATTATTTCTGGAGAAAGAGAAGGAAACTTTTCTTTATACTCATATATTAATAATATAGTGTTTAAAGATAGTTTATTATTTTTAGGTAAATAAGATTTATTAACAGGATAGTTTATTAAATTAACTTGTTCTTCTGTATAATTACCATTAATTCTAACAAGTTTTAATTTTCCTGCTCTTCTTCTTAATGCATCTGTTTTTATATTATATTTTTTAGATATTTGAGTTAATGTCATATTTATGTTGTTTTATAAGTTCTGATTCATCTTCAAAAATATATCTATATTTAACATCTTTGTATTCATCCATTATACGTGGATTTTGTAGTTTTCTCCAGAAGTTTTTATTATCTTCAGTTTCAACAGCAAGAATTATATGACTATCATTATACCCACAAACATGTCCTTGATACTTTTTATGTACCACTAACATATTTTTATATTGGTTGAATACTTTTTCCATCTTTATCTAGGTTTAAACTTGCTAATCTATTTTCTACTTCAAATTCCACTTTAAGAATAAAGTTTATTTTTTCTTCAAGTTCTTGGTTTATAATTCTTCCTACAAATGGTATAAGATCATCAAGGTTAGTATACACTCTTGCCAATCCATATTTAGTTTTAATTTGTTGATATTTAAAATCAGGAATTTTTATAAGATCATTAAATATTTGATCTACATATGTAAGTACAGCTGGAACTTGTATTTCCATACCTCCATGATCTTTCTCTAAATAAGCATCATACTTATCATTAAACTCTTTATTTTCTCTCATAATGTTTTAAAATTTAGGGAGACAAATATAATTCATCTCCCTTATTATTCCTAATTATTCTTCTAATTTTGGTAAATCAATTGGTGTTAATTTATTTTCTAAGATTTCAAATGCAGCTTCTACAGCAAATAACTCTGCTTCTTTTCTTGTTTTCCAAGATATAGTAGTAGCTTGATTACCTATTTTACAAGTAAATTCTTCATTTGGATATATAAGTATTTCTATAAAGATTTTATTATCATCGTAAACATCTAGGAGCATACGTGGATTAACATCAATTAATGTTCCCATTTTATCATCATCTATACCTTGTTCTCTCATGAAGGTTTTAAATTCTTCATCTATAGTTTCTTTTTTTAATGATTCTATCATTTGTCCAAGAAACCAATCTTTTATTATCTTAGCAGATAATGGATATTTTTGTAAAAGTTCTATACCTGTCATATTATTGTATTTTTTTATTTAGTTCTATTCCTGCTAATGCCCACCATTCTCTTTCATAGTCATATTCAGTTAATGGTTCTTCATGTTTACATGCATTATATCTAATGTCATACATAAGACTTACTAATCTACAAAATTCTGCAGCTTTTTCACTACCCACTTCTTCTATAATTACTTCTAGGATTTCTCTGTTACACATAATTGTTTTAATTTATTGATTTGTAATATTTCTTTTTTTTCATCCCACCCTTCCCATACTTCATATTCAGGGTCAAATGTTATTCCTAATTTATTTTCCCAAAATTCTATTAAATCATCAGATTTGTTAAAAATTCTATATTGAAGAGATATCTCATCTCTATGTAATCCATTTCTAATAATTTTAATTACTTTTGGAAAAATCTTTTGAAAATCAAGTGATGTTTTAGAATACTTACCTTGTTTAATTAAACTAAAATCTTTTTTATATTTTTCATTTAGTTGATAAACAATCACTACATATCCATCCGGATAATCATAATCTTCTATTATACTTTTTGTTCTTTCATATTCACTATCTAAAAACTCTCTAAACTTATCTATATCTATAGGTTTAAATAATAAATAAATACATTCTTCATATCCATTTTCATTATCAGCATCTTTTATATACGCATTAATAAATCCATTTCCTCTAAGAGCATCTTTAGGTACCTTGAGAGTAGGCACCATAAAGATACTAGTTATATTCTTTTTTACTTCCATGCTATCCCTTAATGTTTACTATTCCATTAGATAAATAATTTTTATGGCTTATATTCCATGTGTTTGTAGATAAACACCATTTTAATGCTTGTATTAATCCTTCTACACCAGGATAAGTTCTTCCTTTATGTCCAAATCCTTTATATGCATCATTCATATCTTCATCATCTAATGTATAAATTAATGGTTGATAATAGTTTGTACTATCACATACAATAAATTTTAAATATTCTACTTTATATCCGTAATATTCACTATTTTCATCATTTGATAAATGTAACATTGCATGATAATATAAATAAGCTTGAATATATGCTCTTCTGTACAAGTAATATTCTTCATAAAAGTTTTCTACACTCCATGTACATTTTAAATCATATGGTTGTATAGTTTTTTCTTTATGATCTATCACCACTTTATCCAACATAGATTTAAATGGATGACCATCTATTTCGTAACCTTCTATTTGCATTTGATCTATGATTTCATATCTAGAGCTGTTTACAAGATTAACAATTGGAGCTGTTGTACTATTAATTCTAAGTTGTTCTACAATCTTTTCAGCAATAGATATCTCCATAGTGTTAACTACAGTTAAATTAAGAGTTCTAACACGTCTTATTTCATTATAATATATCTCAGCATCACTTCCTATAAACTTATTGATTACAGCTTCGTATTTAATCTTAAATCCAGAATCTCTATATGCTGATTCTAATAATTCATTCATAGGTGTTTTAACTACACCAAATTCATCTGTACCATCTTTTGTATGCTTATATAATGCTTCAACAAAATCTAACATAAGTCCTGTTGGTGTAGATGCACAAGATGACATATAAAACTTATCATCAAATAAATGTGGCTCCATCAAAATCGTTTCCACAATTCTTCCCATATTAGCTGCTGATGTTTCTTTATCTTCTACTTTTTCTTTTAAAAAATATTTTTTATAATATTTTTTCCTGTCTGTAGAAAAATCTTTTAGACTACTAGATGAATCCATGACCACAGCTCTATATTGAGCTTCTGTCTTTGCTGTTCCTTTTATCATTGTTCTAAAATTTTATTTGTTAAATTTCTAATTGCTTGTAATTCTCCAAAAGTTAATTGTATTGATCTATCTTGAAATGAAGCAATAACTATATCTACTCCTTCACCATTTTTCCATTCAGTCATCTCTATAAATGAACCTTCTTTAGATAAATGGCAGAATTCTTTTAGTTCTGTAAACACACTTTGACGTGTGTAACTTTCTATTTTTTTATTCATAGTTATTTAATTGATTTTAATGTGTCATTTTTTCTATAAGCCATTACATCAAATGTAACTCCTGATTCTGAATTGTCTGTTCTAGTCTTATGAATAAGTCTTCCATTCATATAGATATAACATTCATTCCCTTGAACTATTGTATGTGTCATATTATTTATAGATTAATATTGCACTATATAATGACAATGATCCTTTTGGATCTTCTGTAGCTACTAATGACATTGATACAACAGTTTTAACTATCTTATCATCTAATAATTGCTGTAACTCTTTATTTATACTAAATAGTTGCATGTTTTCCCATATCCATGTTTTCATAATTAATGTATTTGTATATTTAAGTTATCTATTGTCATCCATTGACAATTATTTGAATTTAATCCTACTTTTTCAGATTCTATAAGTTCAATAGCATCTTCCCATACATTTATATCATAAGGATAAACATGTACTTTTCCTGTACTAAAATCTAATATTATTATTTTCATAATGTTTGTTTAAATGCTTCTATAATTTGTGGATACAAAGCTCTCACTTCTCTTGGTACTTTTGAAAAAAACCATCTGATTTCTATTTCGTAATTATGTCCATTAACATCTAATCCTTTTGGATGCACTAACCAGAAATGATGATATTGTCCTTCATGTTCAACATGTCCTTCATGAAAAATTTCATGAAAAGAAGGTTCTTTATTAATTGTTATTGCATTAGTCATCTATTGTTATATTATTTGTTATACGATGAGTTAATTCATCTATTATAATATTCTCCATCCATGGAGCAATTTTACCTCCCATATATTTAATGATATTTTCTAAATGATCATTAGACATATCTTTTACAGATTTATATGAAAGTGGTGCTTTACCATCTTTACCTCTATTTCCCCAATGTGCAAATTCACGATTTATCATATGATCTTCTGATAGATATACAGTGGGAGTTGCATCAACTAATGAAAGATCTTTTCCTCCATAACGTTGATATTCATTACCACCATCTACCATTGTTTCATTTTCACATCCACATGTTTTATAATCATGTCTATGATATGATGTAAGAACTTTTTTACATTCTTTACATTCTACTCTATTAAGTATTATTTGTTTTTCCATAATTATCTATCACAGGTTACTATTGATTCAGGAAATTGTTTTAAAGCAATTAAATATTCTGCTACAAATGGTACAAAATGTTTGTAAGTTCCCCATCCATTTGGAGAATCAAATGTTTTATAATAATCAGGTCTTGCTTTCATATCTTCAAGTCCTTTTTCGATTATTTCAATTATCTCATGTGCTCTCACTATATTAGCTTCTTCAAATGCATATTCAGCATTGTAATCATTTTCAGAAATATTATATCCTTCTTTTAATTGAAATGGTCTCCATAAAGCTTTATATATTCCTGCTTCACTTGCCATTGTACCAAGATTGTGTGTAATATTTGTACTATACACTTCTTCTTCTCTTGGTTCTAGCGTTTTACCTTCATCATAACTGATAAGGTATTTTCTATATAATGATATATCTAATGACATTTTTTTATTTATTTAATTTTAATTCTTATTCCCCATTTTGAAGAAGCTAAGTATATGTCAAAATAATAATCTTGCCAATAGTATATTTTTTTATTAGCTCCAGGATCCCAAAATCCTTCTTGAGATGTTCTTACCATAGTGATTCTACTTATAATATTCTTTATCATAATGTTTTATTTTTAGTTTGTTTTTCTTTTAATGTTTTAGCATCATGGCATTTAGAGCAAATTGTTTGTAGATTATGTTCTTCACAAAAAAGATTTTCTACAAATAAAGGTAAATCTGCTGCACATGTTAATGTTCCTACAGGTTTTATATGATCTACACTAACTTCTTTTTCAGGAAAATGTTTTTTACAAACATTGCATTTGTATTCAAATTTTTGACGTTTGTTAATTCCTTTATAAGGTCTTTTAGCATTTAGCTTACATTGTCTTATAGGTAACCACACCATTGTTCTTCTTCTTAAAGAACTTCTAATAAAAGACCAGAATGCACTTTCACTTAATGTTCCTGCATTTCTTATCTTTGGGACTAATACTCTCTTTGCCATATTGTTATAATTAAGTTATGCCACAAATATAAGAAAATATTCATGGCATAACTATATTAATTATTATTTAATCGTAATAACACGATTAGTTATCTTAGCTTTCATTTCACTAAGATTGGCAACAATTGCATTAATTTCTAAAGCTGATATAGCTGGCATGTTAAATTCATACTTTCTAGATTCAGCTGCAAATCCTTCTTTAGCTTTTTCTGCAAGAGACTCTAATTCACGAATAGCATAACTTTCATCTAATTGTAATGTATCAAACATTCCATCATGTAATATACTTGTAGCTTCTTCTCTTGGAACAGTCATAATTGGAAGATATTCAAAACATCTACCTTTATGTTGTCCAATACCTACCACTTTCATAGGATTAATAAGAACAATAACAGATTGGTCTCCACATCCTACATAATGGATTTGATCAGCAGTGAAGTGTAATCCTGCAGCAGCACAATCTTGTGTACTCCAGTTACATTCTTCTTTAGGCATACTAGTCACTTGCCCAATACGAATATCAAATGTTTTGGTCCAATCATCAGTAAATCTATTTTCTTCTCTATTAGGAAGATCTAAATACAATTCAGTTAACCCACCAATTCTTTGTCCATGATTTACAGGAACTTCTATAGAATATGTATAAGGTTCAACTTCTCCTGATCCATCACAATTATCACAATCTTCCCATTCATCATCCCAATCTTCAAATCCACCTTCTCCATCACATTCTTGACACATTGTAGATGTGTGAGTTTCAATTGTTGTTAAAGCAGAATCATGTATAAGTTTATACTCTCCATCCTCTAAAAATATTGTGTAATAATCTGGGTTTTTCTTCCATACAGCTTTCACTTTATTATAAGTATTACTTACAAAATGAACTAATTCTGGGGATCCATGAAGAGTTACAACATTTCTAAGAGCTACAACAAATCCTTGTCTAGTTATTCTAAAACTATTTTCTTCTAAGAATCTATATAGTTCATGTGCCACTTCAGCTCTTGGGTAAACAACACCACATAAAAAAGTTTTTCAATGCTGTATACTCATCATCCTGATTTAATTGTACACAAAGTACTTCTTCAGAAGATTCAGTACATACTCTAGCAACTACTTCAATAAACTTTTCTACTAATAATTGAGGAAGTTTTCTAGATGTACCATTCATTGTTACACTATTTCCTTCTACAGTAAAATCATCAAGTTGACCAAGTAATTGAATTCCTTGTTGTAAAGCTTTTATTCTAACTTGTTCAGCTTTTACTTTTTCAACATCTTCTCTCACTTGACTAGAAGAAATGATATAACGTATTTCATCTTCATCTTTAGCAGCTACAATATTAAAATAATCTTGTTCTTCTGCTCCAGGTTTACTTAATATAGTTCCATCTAACAATACTACAGTAAGTGTATCATTAACTAGTTTCATACTAAAATACTGTCTTTCTGAAATACTTGGAGAAGTTTCTGGTTGGTCTTCTTCCATAAGACTTTCTAGCTTGCTTGCTACTACTTTCTCAATTGCTCTTTCTGCGGTTTCTTTAAACCATTCTAATTTTAAAAATTTGTTTTTCATTTTATTTATTAATTAATTGTTTTTAAATTAAGGGGCATTTCTGCCCCTGTTTTACTAATCTTCTTCTTCTTCACTTATAAATTCACAATGTTCTTTACAATCTGGACATATATCTATGTCATCAGCATATTCTGAATATGCTCCACAGCAATCACTATACATAATTAATCTATTAATTGTTCAACGTTCTCTTCTGTTAACACTTCTTCATTGATTCTAATGTTATAATGGCTTAAATTTACTCTATGTTTGTAATACTTAAAAAGATCAGTCATTACATTTATAATTGGATCTTCAGAACTACAATATCCTATTCTTTGACATAAAGGATTTAAGAACACAAGTTTATCTAATATATTTAACATTTCCAAATATTCTGGATAAATGTTAGGATCAAATAAGTTATGTGTTTTAGCCACTTCTAACATTGACGTTGTTAATTCATTATCTGTATAGATATAATTTTTACGTCTATATTCAGCTAATGTTTCTAGTTTATTAAATAAATCAGTAGAAGTATGTTTTATTATTTCTCTTTTGTCAAATACCCATCTGTATCTAGTTATTAATTGATCAATCACTGTTGATGTAACTATTCTTTTAAATGGTGCTGTTTTTCCTTCCATAAATTTGTCGTACGATATTAAATTGTGTATTTCTAGTTGATCAACTATCTTAAGTTCTCTAGCAGAAAATGTTATTACTTCCATCTTTTGTTTTTCCATCATACCATATAAAGCATCAAGCTTTAAATAATCATCATGATGAGTATAAACTTTTAAATGTTTAGATTTTTCAAGATCCTCTAACTTATAGATTTGTGAATCAAATTTACACTTTCTTCCATCATTATATCGCATTAAAGGTACACCTTTTTTACAAACAATTTCTCCTTGAAGCTTTGTTCTTTTAGTTGTAGCTACACCAAGTTTTACCACTTTAGCTTTTTTCTTACCATCAATAAATTCTTGTGGTATAACAAACTCATCAAGATCTGTAAAATTTGATTCAATCAATGACATTATGTATTGATATTCTTTAATCACATCTCTCCATTGTTCTTTAGCAAAACTACCAAGATTTAATAAATGATAATATGTATGAAGATCAAATCTACTACGATGACCTAATTTCATAGGAGTAGCTTTTTTAACAAAGAAATTATAATCACTTTCTACACATGTAACTCTTAAATAATCTTTCTTTATACCAGCTAATTTATCTTCGTACACCCAAACATTACAAATTCCATTACAAATGTTTTCTAAATTATATCCATATACATAATGTTTATCTACATTTTGCATTCTTTTATATCTCAATAAGAATTTAGAAGGATATGAATCAGTTAACATATTGTTTCTATACTTTTTGTACAACTCAGGAAAATCTATTAATTTAACTCCCTCTAACTCTGGTACAATTGGCTGAACTTGAGCATATCTAATAAATGCAACAATGCTTTGTTTTTTACCATTAGCCATAGCAATATGATGTCCATTTTTTTCAAGATGATTAATAACAGATTTAATGTCATTACCTTCAGTGATTTCATCATTATACTTAGTAACAAAATAATCTGCCACTTGACCAAGTTTAGCTTGAATGATTTGTTTAGCTTCTTGTGTATATCGAATGCTTTCTCTATTTGGTGTTGGATATAATCCATCACTTAATGAAAATCTAAGAGCTATAGGAAACTGAATTCTATCAATACCCATTTTCTCAAAATCTAAAGGATAATATACATTATCTAAACAGATATGTAAATTAGTGTCTGTAGATAGTTCAGAGAACTGAAAATGTGGATGTCTACTAATTACAAACTCATTAGTAATAGTAGCATCTTCTGGTACATCAAAGTATACACTTTCAAAATAACAAAGTTGTTCTTTTATCTTTTTAAAGAACTGCCATTTGTCATTATACTTAACAGGAATAATAATCTTAACACCATTAACTTCTTCTGTTTCTTTTTCATATAAAAGATCGATAGTGTTAGTATCTTCTCCTTCATACATCATATATTTACGTTCCATTCCATCTTTTCTACATACAAAGTAGAAACTACTAGAATATGCAAGAGGAGCCTTGAAACCAAGGCCCATCATACCTAATTCTGTAGAACTGTTTCTTTTAGTAGACTTACCATATTTACTAATAATGTTTCTTACATCATCAGCATCTAAACCTATACCAAAATCTTCTACACAAAATTCATAATTGTTATATGAAGATGCTTTAAATGAAACTACAATTGGTGTGTCTACTCCAGCTCTTCTATGGCTATCTAGTGCATTACTTGCACATTCTCTGATAGCAGAGCCAATATCATCAGAATATAAATTCTTACTTAACATCTGCATCAATATTTGTGCAGAATCTAAGTCTAAGCTCATACCAATTGATTCTTGTGATTGTCCATCATTTAGGACGTTTGCTTCTGTTTGTTTTTCTAATATCATAATTTTAATTTTTTAATAGTTCTGTTACTTGTTTAATGTTCTCTAACTCTTCTTCTCTAGTTTCATCGTGAATGCATACCCATTCCTCACCAAATCTCTCTTGAACAACAGGTTTGTTTGTATGTTCACAAACCTCTATTCTTAAATTGTTTTCTTTCATAATTTTAAATTGTTTCTTTTTTTACTAACCAAATCTGTCTTCTAGAAAGATCTTGTGATATAATTTTATTATGTTCTTCTGATGTTACTATCCATGTTTTTTGTATTCTGTTATGAACACTTCCTACAGAATCTGTATAAGAATAAGTAACCACTTCATTTTGTCTTGTAGAACATTTAATATTTCCATACAATGGTTGACCTGTATGCCAATGTACTTTTGTTTTACTAAGTGTTGGTTTTACTAACACCTTTAAATACTTAAAAAAAGATTGACAAGATATTAATATCTCATCTCCCATTTCTAAATCTTTTAATTCTATTAATCTATTTTCCATAATTTTAATTGTTTTAAAATGGTAATTCTATAGTTCTCCAAAGTATTACTTCTTCATTGGTATCCCATATATCAGCATTAATTTTTTTAATTACTTCTTCTGTATTCCATATATTACCAAATACTGGCATAGGAAGAGAATAACAATAATTTGATTGTTCCATTGCTGGCATATATTGTTTACTTTTTCCTAAAAATAATATTGGTACTCCTGTATATGCTATTATTTCTTTTAATATATATTCCATAAAAGGTTTCCATATTTTATTATGACCTTTTTCAGCATCTCTTTCAATAGTAAAACTACTTGGTATCATAAGTATACCTTGAGAGGTGTAATGTTCTAAATCATAATCATAAATAATATTAAGATTAAGTCCATTATACATTTCATTTTCAATCCCAGCATAAAACTCTTGTAGGTTTGGTTGTATTCTTGTGTTAGCACCAAATAATATTCCTGTATCAATTGGAACATCATCTACAAATGTATTATATGGATTTTCACCAATTATAACAAGTTTTAACTCATCAAGACTTGTATCTTTAAATGCTCTAAATAAACAAAAAGCTGAAGGAGCTATGTCTATTCCTTCTTCTTTTTTAGATTTAAGAAAAGCAAATATTTCATCACATTCAGGGCTTTCTATAAACTTTTGTATTTTAGAATGCCAACTCGAATGAAATTTGTCTTTAAATTTTTCCCATATCATAATGATAATGATATTTTTCTATTAAAAAATCTTGTAAGGATAGCTTCTAAGTTCTCTATTCCTATACATTCTATGTCATCATTCTCTATAGTTGATAACCACTCAATATTTTCTTGAATTTCTTCTTCAAGCATTTCTAATTCATTGTCTGAACATCTCATAATCCTTTTTCTTTTTTAAATTGTTCTAATTCTTCATCATTTAATTTGAAAGAATCCATACCCATAGCTCTTGCTATAGACCACTCCGCAAATTCATTAGCATATACATCAAATATTTTAACTAAACAATTTGCTGAATGCCATTCTGTTGGTTCTAAATCTAAATCATCTTCAGAATATTCATAACATAATTCTTTTAATGTTGCTTGTTTTCTCATAATTAATAATCTAAAATTCCTGAATCTCTAATTTTCTCGTAAAGTTCTTCTTTTTGTTGTGGAAAAAGAACTGTTTCATCTACTATATCTTTAAGAATAGTTTTTCTAGAAGAGATGTCTAATACATTTCTTCCTTGTAAAGCATTTTCTATTCTTGAACATAGTTCTGCTACTACTGTAGCACCTTTTTTCATGTGTTCTTCTTCATCTGCTTGATTAGAAGCAAGAAGTTTACTTACATATGATTCAATGTGTGGAATAACTGTTTTAAGAGATTGTTTAGATCTCATTGTAAACAAACCATTTTCATTCATTGTTTCATATCTTTCTAATAACACTACAGATAGAGAAAGACTCTCTATTACTATATCACTAAGTTCTTCTGATGTTAATTTCATATTATATTTCTTTCTTTTAGTATTTTTTCTACTGTCTTAAGTCCTTTCTCCTTTGCAAGTAATGCCCAGTCCTTGATACCTTCTCCTAAATAAATCTTTGGTACATTACAATACTCAAAATCAAACTTTTTAGTTATTAATTGAGAATTTTTTACACCAGTTTCATCTGCGTCAAAAGAGAGAATTTGTCTTTCAGAATTTTCTTTTAGATACTCAACGTTCTCTTTAGAGAAACATCCTAAGCCTTCATTCTGTACTGCACAACAACATGGAAATACTTTTTTCATCACCATGTAGTCTTTTTTACTCTTATTAATAAATGCTACATCACAATTTTTAATATCGTTTAATCCATCCATCATAGTAATAGGCACATTATTAGGCATCCATTTTTCTTTTTTACTTGCAAATGGTCTATACAACTTCCAATGTCCTTCATAAAGATAACCAAATCTAAGCTCAGAGTCCTTTAGAGGAAACTTCTGTTTGTTTAGATATAAAGTATCAATTGAATATACATTGTTAGCTCTAAGGTCATCTATGTCTTGATAATATTCATTCCAATATGCTAATTCTTCATGTGTAAATTTTCTAGATTTAACTTGAATAAAATACTCACGTTTAGATGTAGCAGTAGGTTGTGTATAATTAGAAATAATTTTTTTATATACTTCTGTTGAAGATGTAGAATATATTCCTAATCCAAAATCTTTATCAATCATTATTAATGTTGAACGTAATGGTATATCAAATAACTGCATTACAAAATCAAAACATCCACCTTTTTTACTAGTATCTCCAAAATCAATAAATCTTAAAGAATTGTTTCTATAACTAATAATAAACGAGGGACTTTTTTCATTTCTAAATGGAGAATGAGTAACAGCATTTATTTTCCAATTTTGATGAGGCATATACATTTTATAAATATCATATTCAGATATTTTTTCTAATATACTATCAGGTGATAATCCTATTCTTTTTTTTCCTTGTATACTCATAGCTTTAAATATAAAAAGCCTCACCAAATTAATGATGAGGCTTCTTACAGAATTAATAATTATTAATAATCATCCCCATCTTCAGATATATATGCATCAGAAGCAACTAAGTTATCATCTGTATTATAATCTTGAAGATCTTTCAATGTATAATAGTCTTTACAACCATATTCACCTATAATATTTACAACAAATTTCTCATGTGCTTTTAAATCTTTAGGTTTTTTGTTTTTAAGAGATTCTTGAGTTCTTTTATCTCCATAATCAATAAGTCTAAATTGTTTTAGAGCATAACCACCAACAAATGCTTTGTTATAGATTCCTTGGTATTCTTTAGATTCTCCTTCTCTTTCTTTTACAATCACTGTAGCTAATGCTACAACAGATTTAGACCATTCACCTCCAATTTGATCTTTAAGGTCTTTTACATTACCTCTCATTAGTTTTTTCCATTCTAATTGTAAAACAGTGTCAACATCACGATAATCAAGATCTGCTAACCATACACGCATGAAGTTATAAAAATCTTCTTCACCTACATAAGCCACTCTAAAATCTCTTCCTTTAGTAAACCAGTCAGCAAGATCATTTTCATCAGCAGCCCAAGAACACATACCAATAGAATTGATATATTGTTTTTTAGTACCATCTTTGTTTTCTCTTTCTTTATCTTCTAAAAAGAATGACACTTTAAACTTATCTTCTTGATTAACTCTTTGTAACCAAAAATCAACACGAAGATAACTATTACCATCTTTAGTTTCACCTAAATATTCAGCAGCTTTGCTGTCTTCTTTAAGTTCAATACCAAGCTTGTCTTTGTATTCTTCAATTGATGGATTAATTGCTACAACAGTAGCTTCTAATAATCCCACTTTTTTTACTGAATCACCACTTCCTGTGTTTTCTCTTTTTTTTCCGCTAATTTGCATAATTTTAATTTAATTTAGTTATAATATTCATTTAATGTTTCAACTACTAGTTGTAAGTTGTTTGGTATTTTTGTTTCTGCAAACATTCCATCAGGACTTTTAGCTGGAATCTTTTTATAACGATTTGTTACAAATTCATAATTTACAGTTCCATCTTTATTTTCTTCTACATTAGTATACAATACCACTGTAAATAATCCTTCTAGATTAATTTGAGAATCGATAAGTTTTCCTGAAGTTTTCATCTTATATCCTATAATTTCTCCACTATCTTCAATAGTATCTGGATGAGAAAAATAGAAAACAGTTAAATCATCTCTTAACTGTCTAGCAGTTTTAATCATTGTAACAGTGTCTTTTGCCATTAAACTGAATTTTTCATAACCTTTTTCAGTTGCTTTATCAAGCATTGTAAAACCCATTACATAATTACTATCCTCTAGAATTATTTGTTTAATGTGAGGAGCTTTGTCTGAAATAGTTTTTAACAAACGAGATATTTCGTTAGCATCATCTATTTCTTTGTAATTCTTTTTTTCTACATTGTAAAGTTTTTCAGATCCTTTAAAAGGAAGCTCTTTCTTTGCAACATTAATAATGTACGTTTCTTCTGGATTTAAATGTTTAATTGAGGTACTTTTTCCAGTTCCAGTGGCCCCTACAATTCCTACTAATTTCGAACTCATAATTTTAATTTATTTAATTATTTATTTTTAATATATAAAGATACAAAATAATCTTTTTGATTACAAGTATTTTATTTTATCTTTGTCAAACAGATCTAAGGCTCTTGAAAGCCATGTTAATTCGATGGGTTCTGTTGTAGTAACAATGTAAATATACGCTTTTTTTTCTAAATTATCATAATCCATTGCCATACATCTAAATATTCTTTGTGTAAGATTTTCAGGATTTGAATCAAAAGAATTTATTATAACTCTATTTAACTTTGAAAATGTCACTCCTGTATTACCAATTTTTACTACAGCGAGATGATTACCTTTTCCTTCAGCAAAGTCTTCAAAAATTTGTTTTTCTTTAGACTTATTATGATAGGAAGGAATACCAAGATTATCTGCAACAGCAGTGGTACCACAGAATACCAACACTCTTTCATCTTTATGTGCAGCCAAAAGTGCCTTTGTAGCATTAGTTTTGGCTAGGGATGATTGAATTAATCGCATTCTTGCAAGACGCATAAACATTGTATCAGATCCACTGTTTTGTAGTTTATTAATCACCCATGATATTCCATCATAATGTTTCTTCTCAGTTTTGAGCTTTCCTTTGTAATCATTAAACACTACATTATCTAATGGTACTCTAATAACATGAATTTCATAATCTACAATAACACCTTCTTCAATTGCTTTTTCAATTGGATAATGTGCTATTACATGTAAATCAAGTTCTTCTTCAAGGGTTCTTTCTGTATCACTAGCTAATGTACCAGTGAGACCAAGAATCTGTTTATTGTTACTAAACAAATCCTTACATACTTCTATTTGAGCCTCTGAAAGCAAATGCACCTCATCTACAATAACAAGATCAAACTTTTTATCAGCATATTTCTTTAATGATAAATGAGTAGTGTAAGTTACATTACTATCATCATAATCTAAATCCTCAAAATCAGCTTGCCAAGAGTCTTTAATCTTATTATCTGGATATGCTATTAATACAGAGTTTGGATTAAGTTTTCTTAGTACATTAATACTAGTTCTAATTTTTCCGAAGCGTGGAGCGAGCAAAAGTATTCCATGTTTTTTCTTTAACCATACATCAGCAAATTCTAATTGTCTTTTATCTCTTATTGTCATTGTGATCCTTTATTTATTAAATAATACCATACCCATACAATCTTGGGTCTTATGAATTCATAAGCTGCCCATATTAATACATACTTCATGATTTTATATATCCATATACAGTGAAACCTTCTTCATCTTCATACTTATATCCATCTTCACGTTTTCCCCATTGAAACCACATAGACATAATAATTGTTTCGTTAGTCTTAACCCATTCATCATTCTCAAATCTGAATTGTTCTTCATTGCTCTTCTCTTTAAAGAGAGGAACAAATCCTTTTGGTTTTTCTTTTCTCATTCTCTTAAAAAATATGATTTGTTTTTAAGTTCATAATACTTCCACACAAACCCTTTGTGCGTGTTTCTTTTACCTTTACAACAACTAGATATGTGTCCAGTTAAAAATCCAGACATATCTCTACATGCATCAGCAGCTGAGTCATGTATTTTTATAAGATTCATATCAAGATCATATTGACCAATTTTTATTTTATTGATTTCTGCTATTTTTTGATAAGTTTCATGTGATATAGGATTTGCTTTCATGTAGTCACTTCTTTTTTTACAAAACTCTTCAGACATTTTTTTACCTTTATTAGCTAAAGATATTTTATTTTTTGTTTCTTGTGTATGTTTTTTATTATAAAAAGCATTTTTTTCTCCTTTTCTTTCTTTTGACATTAATAATTTTGATTTTTCTGAATGATTGAAACCTATTAATCCTTCTCCACCATTAGTATGATTTTTTAAATCAAATCCCCAAGTTTTAAATAGCTCAATATAGAATATTTCTAATTTAGCTAAATCTTTTTCATATGAAGAGTCTAATTCTTCAATCAATGGAATCAATCCTTCAGAAGTTAATTTATTTATCCATTTACAAATTTTTCTATTATGCCTTCTGCTATCTACAATATGACCAGATAGTCTAGTTTCTAATTTAGTAATTGTTTTACCTATGTATACAATTTTTTTAGTTGTAGGATGTGAAAGTGTGTAAACGATACCTGTCTTCATAATATAAAATTTTATTACAAAGTTACGGTATCTTTTACAAACTACCAAATATTATTGATATTATTTACTTAAGAAAAAAGCTTTTATCTGTAATTCTTCTATAATCATCATCGGTTATATCTTTTTTACGAGGCATCTCAGCAAATATTCCGAGTTCTCCTAAAAATGCAAGTCCTATTCTAAGATCATCTGCACCATAACTATTCTTAATAAGTCTCACACTTCTGAAATATTTAGCACCATATTGATCTTTTAATTTATCTAAGTCATAACCACTAGGGTCTGTTACTTTATATCTCATAGGATCAAATAAAGCCATTACAACATCAGCATCATTTTGTGTAGATGAACTATCACTAAAATCTTCTAATTGTGGTTCAACATCTCCATTCTTTAATCTAGTAGGATTAGAAATACTTCTATTAAACTGACTTACTACTACAGGACTATATCCATAGAAATCACGAGCAAATCTAAGTTCATCACTCATTTTATCAATAGCATCTTTTTTTGTAGGTTGGTCTTTAGTAGTTTTTAAAAGACCAATATGATCTATTACAACAATAGTAATTTGATTAGGATCATTAGGAACATATACTTTGTTCCATTTGTCTAATTGTTCTATTTTACCATTAGCTTCAGCATAAGCTTTTAATTCTTTAGCTATACCTACAGGATTTTCTGGTCCATCAATTATTGTAACTATTTCACTTAGCTGATCTATATAGTCTTTATAATGTAAAAACAAATCATGTTCATCTTGAGACATTTTTTCAGTCCAACCAAGAAGTTTACCTACAGGAATAATAATACCCTGGTCTAAAAATATTTTACGAGATACCCACTTGGCCATCTTATAAGTTCTACTTCTTTCCATGGACCTATACCACACTTTTACTTTTATACCAGAAGCAAGACCTTCTTTAGACATAGCCCAATCAACAGGGTTAAGAACAAAAGCATCATCAATAAAAGATGTTTTCCCTGAACCAGTATTTCCGCCAATTAAATAATAGAGTCCTTTACGAATACCAACATATTTAGTAAGTCTTTCAAATCCCATAGGAATTCCTCTATTCATATCATTAAGACCTTTCTCAACTTCTGCATTTAATAGTTCAAAACTCATATATCTGTACCTCCTTGTGGTTTTTGTGGAGCTTCATTTACTATTGCTCCATCATTAATTAGTTCAATGAATGGTTCAAATGCTCGTTGGTTTAAATAAACAGAAGATCCTTGCATGAATTTTAATCTATTTGCATTTTCTGCAATAGAACTTTCTTTTTTCTGTATGATTTCATAATTAAGAGCTGCAATTAATTGTGTAGCTGTATAATCTCCTTCTAATAGGATTTTATCAAACTTCAATCTGCAATCATCTTTATGTAATCTCAAAGCTCTAGTACCTGTAAACTTTTTACCTTTATACTCAAATGAATCAGTACCTGGATAAGTTTTCCACCATTCTTCAAAATCTGTTGTGGCAGGTTTTCTTCTAATAATCTTACCAGTAGCTTTACTATTTATAAATTCTAAAAGATCTCTACCTAGTATTGTGAGTGCATCATCTTTTGTTATTAACCCTTTTCTTATTAAAGACTGATAGACAGAAGCAATTTTCATACTTGACTCACATAATGGAGAAATATCATATTGTTCGTCTATCAGCTTTAGCAGATATATTATATCTAGGTTATAACCTCTCTTGAAGAACTCCTCGAACTGTTGAGGTGCTATTATTAACTTCATTTGGTTTTTCTATTTTAATTATTGCAGGTTTTCTATTTTTATTTGCCTGTTCTTCTTCCCATTGTTGCCATGAAACTTCAATATCATGTTGTCTTTCCATGGCATATATGTGATCATTGGGATATTCCCAATCTTCTAACCAATTCATTATTTAGAAATTCTTGGTCTTCCAACAGGTCTTTTTTCAGATTCCACAACAGGTTTCTTTTTAGACTTTCTTTTTTTATATTTTCTTTTAGGCTTTACAACTTCAATAGGATCTATACCAGATGTGTAAACCTCTTTACCTATAATAGTAACTTGTCTAGGTTGAAACTTAGGAATTTTAGGTTCTTCTGGTTGTTCTTCAGAAGTTTTAACAGCAAATACTAACATTGCTGTTATGATAATAGCTAATATAATAGCAATAGATAAATAACTCATAATTTTAGGGATTAATTCTTAAACCAAATTGCAAATCAAAAAATTGAAATGTTTGTTCAGCTTTAGCTTTGTTAAACTTAAATACTTTTTTTAATAAAGGAATAGCATATGCTTTAAACACATCATGCTGTTCTTGTGTCATGGTATTATTAGAATACCATTTGTCATCACCCATAACTTCTAAGGGTGTTTTTCCAATCATCTTTAATTGATATTCAACTAAATGTTCAGAAATGTTTGTTCTATTGATTGTTTTTTTCATTGGCTTTGTAATGTTGATTTAATATGTTAGAAAATTTTTCTTTTTTTCTTTTTAAAAAATTAATTGAATCTTTATACATAAGATTATATAACATTTTTTTATGTTCAAGTTTAAAGATTAATGTGGACATGTACAAATTTATTTTGCTTCACCCCAAGATTTATTTATATTAGCTGTTGCATTTAATTTAAAATCTTTTAAATAGTAATTTCCACCGTCTTTCATACAATTTTCTACAGCAATTTTTGTTTCTTCTGCTAATTCTTCTAAACATTCAACAACAAGTTCATCGTGAACACTATTACAAATTAAAACTTTATTTATATAATTTTTTTCTACTATCCAATCAAACAACAAAAGTGTTGCTCTTTTTATCATATGTGCTCCACAAGACTGAATAGGAGAATTTAAACACAAACGTTGGTATTCAGATTTAAGTTTAAAGAATTGGCTTACTTCTGTTTTCTTGGATTTATAAAAATCTACAGCTCTAGGATAGATATAACTATAATCTATTCCTTTTTCTTTTTCATCAAATTTCTTTTTATAATCTAATTTACCTTGTTTATACATTGTCCATTGTTCTTTTGTAATGGATTCTACTTTTTCTTTGTATTCTTTAAATTTATCAAATTTAGGAAGAGCAAGTTTCCATCCATCAGAGGATTCTATATATCCTGTTTTAATTGATTGTTGATAAATTTTTTCTCCCCACTCATAAAGTCCTTTATGGAGTTCTTTAAAAGATTTTTCAATTTCAATAGCTTCTTTTAAAGGAAATCCTTCATTTGTATGAAGAGTATAAGAATTACCACCATAACTAAATAAAAATCTAACTACCTTACATATATTTCTTTTATCTTTATGTTTGTTTTTAATTTCATCATCAGATAAATTTTCTAATTCAGGAAATACAGCTTTTGTTAATAAACAATGTAAATCAGCTCCATTGATTACAGAATCCATCATAGCTGCATCTTTAGATTTATCTGTTAATATTATTCCTTCCTGTGCTTCGTAATCACAAACAATAATTACATTACCTTCATTAGCTTTAAAACACTTTCTAGTAATAGAATCAGAAGGAAAATTTAAGAAATTTATATTGCCTTTTCTTGTAGATAATCTAGCTGTATCAACCATTGGATTAAAATTAGTATATATACGTTCATCTTCAATTTGTTTATATATACTATT